TCAGTACCAATCTTGAACAGAGATTTTATTTGATAGCGTGATGCCAGGGTGGTGAGCCCCGAACATCACGGGGAGAACCCCCGTGGGACGTGTAAGGGATTCGTAGCGGCGCTCCAGGTCCACTTGCTCGCTAGGCAGAAGCCCGAACGCCAAGTGAAAAGATTCCCTGCTGGCCTGTGTAACCTGGCCGGAGCTCCGCATGCCCCGAGCCATGTACTCAAAACCAGAGTCACCGTTGCCAAACCCCTGAGCTTTGCTGCACTTCTCACCGAGCCTGACCAAAGCCCGGTATGCGCTGCTGTACACTGGTATTTCCCCAGCTAAGCTCATCCCAGCCACTCCCACCTGGTATGCCCACCGCCTGAAGCTCCTGACAGGCGTTGCCATGTCAGGGCATTTGTACGTGCAGTCCTTGGCAAGTCCCATATCAGGGTGTCGCACCATTATGTAGCTCGAGTTGCCCTTGACGGGCTGGCACTGGCAGAAGCTGATGCGTTCGAAAACGTCAACCGCCTCCTCCACCACCATTGTGAATCCGCGTGCTAGAAACCACTGGTCCAGGCCATCTGAGAAGTTGCGCAAGTCACTGCGCTCCATGACAACAACGCAGTCATCTCCGTTGTTGGCAAGGCGTGCTGTGATGCGCTTCTCGTCCAGATAAGCCCAAACCATGGAGCACATCAGCAGACAGTTACCAAGCGCAGTGTTCATGTCACCGCTCATACGGCAGCCATCTGTCGTGTACTCAAAGGTTCCGTCGGTGCCGCAGAACCGCGCCTCATTCTCCAACTGCAGGTCCAACAGCCAAGAAAGCTGGTGGTCTCCAGGGAAGAGGGCGCGATAAAACCCGTGCTCAAACTTCAATGCGTCCACGCTGACATGTTGGTCGAACCTACTGGCGTCAAGCCCCACAGCAATAGGGTCTGCAAAGCTTTCCCACATGCCACGGAGCGCGTCAGCAGTACCAGCCGCGTTGTAGCCCTTCATGATCGTTGGTCCTCCCCACACCTCTGCCACCGCCCGGTAAAGGGCATGCTCAGCAGGCTTCAGGTACCTGCCTAGGCATAGGTTGTACCTCGGCCCCCGCGGTTGTATGATCCGCGGGGCCGGGTCCGGCTTGTCCTCAAGGTTCAAAGCCTCTGCCTTCACGAAAGCCTTGATCTTTGCATCCGCAGAGCATACCTCCCTGCACATGAGAGACTCTGCTGCCTGCTGGTAGCGTGTGAGCTTTTGCCCACGGTATGTGCTCAGGAATTCTGGCACTGTCCAGTGGGGAACTTGCTCACACGCCTCCAACACGGCCGACCTGAACGGAATGCAGACATCAAAAGCTCCGGGCACTGGTCTAGGGGGGGGTACTAGCTGGCCTTCGCGCACCACGCAGAAGACCCGCTCCCTGACTGCCCTCAAGCCGTTCGCCACTGTGTTGTTATGCAGCCCGACAGCTCGGCTTGCCGCAAACTCCTCCAGCCGCAAATACTGCCTCACCTTGGGTGCCCCGCCATACTCGAGACCACGGATCTTGCCATCCAGCTCAGGAGTTGTCCTGTCGCTTTCAGTGCAAAACCCTCGGCATGAGCGTAGGCCCCCCTACTTCAAGAAGCTGAGCATGCCCCGCTTCCGCCCCAGGAAAAACTCACCCCATGTTCGGCCAAGCGCGTCATCCTCAGCAACCATGGTGTGGTCCCTCTGCAAGGCCGTGCCGAACGCGTGTTCAACACGCTGCTCGTAACCGGACTTGCGGAAAGCCAACACCACAGCTATCGGGAGTATGCGAATGGCGTCCTTGTTGCGGCATTTCCTGTGCTTCAGCATATTGCGTAGCTCCACCTGCACAGCATGCACATCACGGCGCGGATCAGGGTTGCGGCACCGAAGCGCCCGGAATTCGGTCGCGAGAGCATGTGCTGCCCGGACGTAGTTCCGGTGCTCTGGCACCCAATCAGGCCCAAAGTCCCCCAGTACAGACTGTAGGTCTTCCGGACCCTGGG